TGCCGCTCTGGTCAATGGCGACAAAGGTCGTGTCCGAAGCCTGGTCGTGCAGGGTCAGGATATTGCCCGCGCCAGCCTGTTCGATGAAGAGCGCCGCGCCGGCCGAGTTACTTGTGATCGTGACGTTGCCCGTCAGGGCAGGGCTTGCGAGGTCGGCCTTCAGATCCAGCGCGGCCTGTAAGTTGACGTTACCCGAGACGGCCCCGGTGATGTCGGCGAAGGCTACCGAAGTCGCAGGGGTGACGCCGCCCACGTTGACCACCCAAGCCGCGTACGTTCCCGAGCCGGTGTGGTGATTGATGTCAACGGTCAGGACGCCAGTGCCCGAGTTGTAGGTGAGCACCTCGCCATGCATATGGTTCGAGGCGTCATAGGAAATCGTCAGGTTCTGGGTCGGCGTGTACGACAGGCCCGTGCCGATCGTAAAGGTCTTGTTGCCGTTGCTTACCGTGTTGCTCGTCGTCGAGCTCGTCAGGTAGCGGTCGCCGGGGATGACTACATCCCACGCCGCGTTCTTGCGGGCGTACTGCGAGCCGTCGGAAGGGGCGTCGGTAAGGAAGCCGGATGGGTTACCCGATAGCGGATAGAAGCCAGCCGTTACCCATGACTCCAGCGCGTAGCCGGTGAGGATGCTTGCCCCAGGGTATTTGACCGTCTGCTTGCCGTCGGCAAACGTGATGCCATCCCATTCGACCGTCAGGGTGTTGCCGCCAACGTTGCTGTTGCCGAGTTGAAGATAATCAGCCTTTAGAATCGCCGTGTTGTAAGCGCCGTCCCAACTGCGGTAAGCCGAGTTGTTGCTCGACTGAATATCGCCGGTCATGTAGCCGCCAGCCAAGGGCAGGTAGGCCGATAGGTTGACCGAGAGGTTGCCAGAGGCAACGGCCAGGGGAGCCGTGACGCTGGTAATGTAGTCAGCGGGAAGGGTCAGCCAGCCAGTGTCGTAATTCGTGGCGCTGAGTTTCTGGAGCACCTGACCGCTCGTACCGCCGACAGCCACGCCAGCCCCAGCGGGGCCTTGAGGCCCTGGCACGCCAACCGAGCCGTCAACCGTACCAGTGATGGCCGTGATCGTGCCGGTGACCGTTGACTGGTCGGCGGCAAACGTGCCGGTGATGGTCCCGAAGGTCGAGGCCGTCGAAGTAATCGTCGCGTCAGGCATGGCGGCGATTAGACGGTTACTACGTCGAGGACTGACACCCTGAAGATTTCGGTACGCGAGACCGTGGAGCCAGGGAATACGAATTTGATGTCCCAGCGGGCGAGGCCCAAGGACCAGTCGGCAGTCGTGCCGGGGTAACTGACCGTGAAGGACAGGCCATCGTTAGCCGTGACAACCGTCAGCGCGTAGGAGTTGCCGCACCTATCCTCTAGGGTCGAGGTAATGGTCGTAGCCAGCAGGTTAACAGGGCCAGAAGCGCCCGGGGTCCAGCTGAAAACGCAGGCGAACGTATTGCCTTGCGAGATGGAAACGCTGTTAGACATGGCTACTTATTGCGGGAAAAGTAGGGTTTAGGTCAGGTCAGACCGTTTGGGCTAGTTTGCCGATGGCAGTGATCGGGGTAGCAGCGTATCCGCCAGCGGCGACCTGGACGGCAGAAGTGTTCATTAAGGCCGTATAGTTAAACGTGCCTCCATTGCCAGTAACCGCTTCGCCCACTAGTTGAGCGACCAAGGTGTTTGTGTCAAAAGTATTGGCCGAGGTAACGACCGAGTCGATTGGGGCCGGACCTGATGGGTTGACCTGGATATAGGGGAAGGTGGGCTGGAAGGAGAACTGTTGATTAGGGGGGGCAAGCATGACGTAGCCACCCTTAACAAAACCGCCAGACGCTGCCGACGTGAAGTAATACACCGCGTCCCATCCTAGGTTGTGGTACTCCTGAACGGTGGGCTGTCGGTAGTCGATTGTTGATGGGATAACTTCAACGTACTGCCCGACCGCCCTGCGCAGCCTTCCCCAAGTCGAAACCCCTCCAAAGAGTGAAGTGTCCGGCCCTCCGATTAAGATGCCCATTAGATGCGGGCGAAGTAGTATTCAGCCGTAACTGTGCCCAGCTTGAGGCGGTCAGCCCAGAGCGAGCCGGTGACAATCTGCGTGACGTTTGTTCCGCTGATGGTGGCGATGAGGACGTAGCCGTCGGTATCCGTGTCCGCAGGGATGGTAGCGCCGATGGCCCACTCGAAGTTCGTCGCATCTGGGAAGTTCGGCGACAGGTACGGATGCCTGATCCATACGTCGTATGTGCCAGCGCCCAGAGTGATGGTGCTGGTGATGTTGCCAGGGGTGACGTTGTTGGTCGCACCAGTGACAATCGCCCAAACGTTTACGCCGCCACCCGACGACATGAGGTATACCTTGTAGGGGTGCGAGAAGCCATAAGGCTCGTTGACGCAAGAGCCGTAGGACGTCCATGAGAAGTCCGCTGCCGTCCAGTCTGCCGGTCCGACAAGCAAGTCGTAGTAAGCAAGGTTATTAGGCACGATGCTCTCAAGGTCGTCTTTCTGCAGGTAGTTAGAAATATCGTTCCAGTTGTTAGCCTCGTATGCGTTGTATGGATCGTCTGCTGACTCAACCCAGTTTGCCACATTCATCAGGGTCGTGCCGAGGAATTGAAGCGGGATAGACAGGTCGATTGAACCGATGACCTGTTGCGAAACCTCGTAGGTCGTTGTCGGGATACCGACGGTGTTGTTGATGATAGCGGGAACTGCGACCGAAGTATTTGCAAGGTCGTTAAGATAGGTGATGTCTAACTTGTTTGCACCTGACGCGGTAACGCTGGTGCTTCCCCTCAGCTCTTGAATGGCCTTGAGGGAGTTAGCTAGGTTCCACTGGAACTGGCCGGAGAGGTTGCCACTGTTAAGGGGATTGAATGGGTCGAACGGATCGGTGGTATCCGTGGTGAAGCCCGGCGCGTACTGTAGCTGGAAACTCCCAGACTTTTTGGCAGCGGGCGGGAGGGTGATGCGGTGCACCTCGTTGCTTGTGGCCGTTGCCGCGTGCAGGACTTCAACCGTCGGCACAACAACAGGGGGGGTATAAGCAGAGATAACTGCGATTAACTTAACGGAGTATCCCCAGTGCACAGGGAGGAACCAAGTCGTGTGGCAGTTCCCAAAGTCTCCGCTAAGGCCAGTGGAGGCCGCGTCGTAGCCCTGCATCTTCTGGACGTTGGTCGTGTTCACATACTGGGAAGAGCCAGTCTGAGAGAAAATCTTTGAGGCAACCGGGTCGGTTTCTGCGAAGATAGAAACGAACGGAGCGTTCTCCTGGATTAAGGGCGAGCTAGAAGTAGACCCAGCCATGTCCAACTTGGAGATGGTAACGTAGTAAGTACCGCTGGAAGGCATCGCATAGTAACCGCCGTTCTCCATCCAAGGGCTGTTAGGGTCTCCACCGTCCACCGCAGTGATGCCAGGGCGAACCGCCGCCGCGTAGATCCAAGCCTGCCGGGTATCGTTAACGGCTCCCTTGTAGATTTCAGGCATATTGGAGACCGTGAAGTTTACAGCGCCTGAAGCGATACGGACATACTGAATAGCACCGACGACCACGGTTTCGACTTGGAACTGCTGGACAAGGTTTGTGGGTATATCAGGGAAGCCCGGGCCGTTGATGTCAGGAAATAGAATCTCAGGGAACGTGACGCCTAGGTATAAGCCATCGCCCAACGGAGGCGTCCATGGCTTATTGACATCCAGCGTAAATCCGCTCGACGAAGCCGATAGGTTATATCCGTCGCCGGGCTGGATTGCGCTCATGTTTTACAGGATGCTCGACACGCGGTATACCGAATCCGGCCAGCCTTGCACGTTATAACGCACCTCGTAGTTAACCTTATAAAGCAGGCCGTAGTCTTGGACGTTGACCTGAGAGAGCAGTAACTGATCGTAGCCGCCGTTCTCAGCTGAGGCGTGCCAGGTCGTGCCAGCATAGGTCGGGACAATCATCGGCAGCACGCCAGCCCAGTCGTTGTCGTAAGAGGTGGTCCCCAGATAGGAGAGCATATTCTGAACCTCTAGGGCTTCGCTTGTGTAGAAGTGGCCGGAGAATGAAGACTGCGGGGCAAGGTAGTTGGTCTTGCCGTAGAAATGCCTATGAGAAGGGTCAACGAAGCCGATGAATCGGCCACCGTTTGAGGACTCAAAACAAGCGCCATGCTGGCCGATGTAGGATTGTTTCTTGTTAACAAGGGCAACAGTCGAGCCAGCGACAACTTGAACGTAGTCTCCAGTATTCTTAATCTCAACCAGCGGGCCGAGGGGGGACTGGGTAAACGACCCTTGAGGGCCAGCAATCAAACCGACGTAACCATCCCCACCAGTGGTAAAGAAGTTAGGGTTGGTCGTGATGTTCTCAGAGGTCAGGCCGTTAGACGCGGCGACTTCGGGGTTAGTGTAAACGCCCTCGTTAGTGTCGAGGTCGATGCCGATATAGTCTACCGTGATAACGGCCATGCCCAGGTTGTCGTAGGTGACGGAGAACTTGTGAGCGTTCAGCTGCGGGTTCAGGGGGCAGGTTGACCCACGGTTGCCGACCGACAGATCGTTGTTGGTATTAGCCTTCCAGACGACCGTAGCCGTAAGGAGGCCGTAGCCGTCGTTACTCAGTTTGCCACCGGGCTGTTGAACCGGGGTCGTTAGGTCGTTGCCGTAGTCTTGACGTGCCATAAAGTTATTTGCCCTGAAGCATTGCGGCGCGCGAAGGAGCCGGAGAGTCGGCTGCGGACAGCCAGGTAGTTGTGCGGCCCCCACCGCCTAGGGCAAGCTGGGTAAGAATGTCGTTAGTGCGCTTGGCCTCTTCCAGCTGAGAAGTCATGGCTTCAAGCACAGGGTTAGAACCTACGCCGATCACGTTGCCGAACCCTTCAGGGGCTTTAAAGGCTTTGCCGGATAGGCCAGAGCCAGCACCAGCACCAGCGGCTGCCATGTCCTCAGCGATAAGGGCTTGGACTTTTGCTTGGATTTCTGGGTCATCTCTAATAAGACCAATTTTTGTTTTCTTAAACGTCGAGCGATGTACTTTTTCGTCGAATGCGGTATCAAATATTTCTTTGCCCCTAGGGTCGTTTTTCAAAAAATCACTCGTTATTTTAGCACGTTCTGTTGCGGCTTCCTCTACGGTTTCCTTAGATTTCTTTTCGTTGTTTAACTTATTAGCATAGTACTTGTCCTGTGCTGACATCAGGGCGTTAGTGCCGTCAATGGCGGCCTGATTTGCGTCCTCTTGTTTCTTTTGGTTATCAGAAATTATTTTACCGATAAAGGACATAGCCGTTCCAAGCAACGCCATCGGTCCAAGGAAAGACAGGAAAATGTCCTTAAAGGATGATCCGAACTTTTTGCCAATGCCCTCCAGTTGCTTGTCAAAACCGCTTACGGCTGCTTTAGCGCGACCAGCTACCTGCTCGGCGTTGGTGTCCCCATTGATGCTAAACTTAACAATGTTGCTCATGCGGGTTTGGTTTCGAGTTTAGCGATTAGGTCTTCGTCTTCCTTGGTCAATACCTTCATGTCAGCGCCATTGCTGATTGCAAAGCAAGAGTGCAGCCAGATGGCCTGCGACTCCGGCATAGTCCACGCCCGCTCTTCGGAGATTCCGTGGTTCATCAGGTTGCAGACTACGGTCAGTACCCAGGGCATCCCGGTCGTGTTAGTGTGCTTGGCCTTTTTCTCCCAGAACTTAGGCCAGGACTCAATCAGTACGAACTCAGTAAAGCGGGACATTTGCTTAACGAAATAGGTTTCGCTGTAGCTTAGACGGCTAAGGTAGAAACGGTCCTTCAGGGTCAGTTTGCCGATAGGCTCACCGGCACAGATTTTAACCGCGATCAGAAGGTCGAGCGGACGGACTTCCTTACCGGGCACAACGAACGGAGATTCCACCGCTTCCAGTTGCAGGCGACGGAGCAGGGAAAATGGGTCAACGAACCGACCTAGCACGCGGAGGCGGCAGGGGTCAGTGAACGCGCTGAGGGCGCGCGGACACATCGGTTAGACGACGGCCTCGTAGCCGACGGCAGTTACGGTGATTGCAGAATAACCCTTGTTACTTCCCTTATCCGAAATCTTCGTCACCCAGCCAGAAAAAGCCTGAGCAGGGGAACCGCTGGTGTAAGAGCTGTCAGTATTAAGTCCTACAGTAAAGGATGCACCGAGAACCGGCATGGACGTACTTTTTGCGATAAGCTCCACGGTAATCTGTGTCTTGCGATCGTCGCCGCGCCAAGCAACCGTCAGGCCATCTTCGTCAACGATAGTGGCTTCAGCGTTGAACTCTCCGTCGTTGGTGTAGCTTTGCACCACGGCGTTGGAAACGGTGGTATTGCCAATTCCATAGATGGCCGAAACTCCCTGTACGATTGCTGCACACATGGTATACCTATTGTTTTAGGGGTAAGGTTACGGCTGAGGGTTGACCACGACTAGGATGTCGTAGCCAAAGACAGATGCCCAGGAGCGTTCGTTTACCCCTTCGTCCTCGGACTGGGGGGTAACGTCATAGCAGAGGGCATCGCCCCCAGCCACAAAGACCGCCTGAATGGCCGTAAGGTCCTGCATCGCCCCGGCCACGGCAGCGCATCGGGCGCGGTGCTGGGCTAGGGTGTTGTCGTCGGCAGAGGAGAAGACCGTGATTCGCGTACCGCAGGAGTAGTTGCCCAGCCCCTGGGGCAAGTCGTTAGGCGCTCTGGCAGAGTCGCAGAGGACAATGGCCTTGGGCAGTACGTTGGTATCCGCACCGTCGCCGGTGTAGATTGATACACCCGCCAGCTCTGTCTGAGCTGAGAGGTGAGAAGCGATAGCGGCTTCTAGGATTTGTCGTGCACTTTTAGTTCCCATAAAGGTAGTTATTTCTTGCGGTTAGCGCGGTCAACGGATTCGCGAAGGCGGGCCTTTATTGATTCCGGGTTGTTGGCAATCTGCTTAACGCGGTTGCCGTATACGATATTTACCATGTCGGCCTCGGTTGCAATGTTGTTGACGTTCCCAATCAGATTGGTCGCAGTCATTGACGTACTTGAAGGCGTCTGACTCATAGAGAACTGGCCCATTGCCGATCGGTTAACGTCTACCCAAGGCGCGTCATAAACGCCATAGTTTCGGGCGTTACCCTTTGAGCCAATAAGCGGGGGCATCATTCGGAGGGCTGTAGCCCACGCGGCCTTAGTGTAGCCGACCTTTAGTTGGCGCTCGGCGATGTATGCTTCAAGATACATGGCTGTCCCCACCGTGTATTGTGGGCGAGGAGAGGGGGCGTTCTTGGGCCAGCGTCCGCCAACCTTGGCTTTATACTTGTCGTGGATGCCGCGTAAGTCGTTAGTCGGGCCTTCGATTGCTCCGTAATTTCCAAAGATATTGGCTTGGTTAAGGTAGTTCTTAGCCTTGGCAAACGCTCGCGTGTAGCTCGTATCTTGCAGAATCTTACGCATGATAGGGGACACTCCGGGGATTTTAGCCGTGTCTATGCTGTCATAGATTTTACGGAAGCCTTCCTGGTCATTGGCCTTTACCGAGTTAACTACCCGACGCATGACAACTGGCATTGCCCTTCGGGGCTGATCCATGGGAATAAAGATGCGCCGGACGTCCTTTGCCAGTTTGCCCATGCCTGCCTTGTGGGCGGCCACGCTCAATCCACGGCCACCGCCCTTGGGCATTGGAGGGGTGAAGGTCATGGCGTCTCGAAGCAGCAGGCGCATCTGCTCGTTAGTGATAACACTAACATGAACTTTCACGTCCTTAGCGAACTGGTCAATGGCCGCGTCAAAGTCGGCCTTTGACTTAGGGTCAATCGGTGACGACTTTTTAGCCATTACTGGTTATCGTCTACGCACTCTAGCTCGATGACCGCGCTAGTCTGCTTGTATGACTGGCCCTTGATACGGAGGACCTGACCGTTAACCGTAAACTTCTTACCTTCGCCCAGGGCGGCGATAGGGACGCCAGAGGCGATGGTGGCGACCTGACCCCCAACCCGTCCATCAGAAGCCGTCCAAGGGG